TTAAGTATTGAGTAGTTTTTAAATCTGCTAAAGTACCAGTTCCACCATCATTATGAGTGAACCATTGTAACTGTTGATTTGAACCCTCTATTCTTATATCTTCTTGTGCACCACTACTAGTATTATAAGCAATTAAAAAATTACCTCTTGTTGAATTATAAGGTGGTGATTTACCTAGCTTTGTCCAAAAACTAAATGACCAAGTCGTACGACTTCCGTCTCCACTATATGTTTTTTGCATATATGGACTATCAGCTTCATTAAATCTTATTGATTGGTCTATTTCATATACGGTTGTGCCTGATCCACCAGCACCTGAAAGAACATTATTTTGAAATACCATTTATACCTCTTGTATTATTTAACATCTAGTGATGCTGCCATATGCACACTAGAACTCGATAACACAACGTAGTCAATACGGTCAACGGCAGAAGCTGTCGTTGTCAATGTAGGAGCCGTACCCCCAACAAACTTGTAAGCACTATTAAATGATAACGTCCTTGATCCAGTACCGTCCTGACGAACAAAGAAGCTTCCGGTTTGTCCTGATTGAACATTGGTAGGAGCACCTAAGTTTCTGTTACCACCTAATCTAACATCAAAGTTTTGACCACTGTTAAAGTTTACTGAGATCGTTGATGCATCAGTTAATGAAACAATATCAGCAACGGCTGACTTTGTAATTCTAAGTTGTTTACCCAGTGAGTCAACAGCACTTACAGATATAGCTGTTGTTGCAAATAGTTTAGTTGTATCTGTGATTGAGCTTGAAATACTTGTTGTAATAACTCGTGTTGAATCTACGGCTGTGGCTGATACCGTACCACCAACTGTGATCGGGCCAACAGCACCACCTTCGGTAGATAGTGCACTAACACCTACTGGGTCAACGGAGTTGTGAACATTTACACCATCACAATAAATAAACTTTGAACCACCACGAGGAGCAATAATATTCGTTGTTGTTGCGGCTGTTTTTATTTTAACTGTATGTGCACCACCAGTTGTTTGGTTGTCAACAACATATAATTTTTCAACACTAGGAATTACTATAGTTGAGTCAGATCCTAATGTTCCTTCAATTCTTAATACAGCATTACGAGACTGATCGGCTGCACCGTTACTGGCTGTTAATGATGTTGTGGCTCCTGTTGTACTGACAACGACTACACCACCAACGGCTTCGTCAACCATATCAATAACTTGTTGGTTAAGACGATCACCCCAAGAGTTTGCATTTTCGCCATCAGCTTGTTTCTCTAATCTTAATCTTGTTGTATAACTACTAGGCATAATTAATTACTTCCTTTTACTAATGTATTATCGCCTCCAGCTGGTGAGGCATTATTTCTCATATCATCCTGTCTTGTCCTTCTGGCTTCATTTAATAAGTCAGTAAAGGCTCGTTGATACTCTTGTTCCCAAATTTGAGCCGCAGAGTAATTTTTCATAAACATACAAGCTTCCTTCATACTAGCATAAAACAATGCATTAGAACAATATTCAGTAAAGAAATTCTCTTGATGCACTGAGGTAGCTGCTGTTGGTTGAACGATATAAGACATTTCACAATCATAAGCCGACACGGGTGTAGGAGCTATAAGTAAATTATTAAAACCAAAGTTTGCATAATATCTAGGCACTCCCACACTTGTACGTTGTGGCCAATAATCATTTAAATATTCGTCTGTCTTTTGTAATAAATTAATACGTGTGCCGTCAGACTTTATAATATTTAAATTTTTTATAATTAATGTATTTACAGGTTTGGTAATAAATGGATCACCGATAACCATGTTTGATGTTGCATATTGCACAACACCATATGAATCTATTTCTCTTGTTAATCTTGCTTCAGCTCTTTCAATAAAAGCTGGGATGTCACCTACAAACTCTGTGCTAGTATCTTCACTTGTTGTTTTAATTCTGTTTACTAATTGGTTAAATGTTATACTCATATCTTCTTAGCCTTCCATATTTCAGAAGTACCACCAAAAACTTTAGGTGTCCATATTCCTCTTATGTGTGTTCTAAATCTAGCACTAACTCCTGTTAATACCAAGTTACCGTCACCATTTATATTTGGTGATATAACTCTTGTTCTAATTACTGGTTGAAAATTAACAACAGAACCCATCCCTGAGTGAACTGTACAATAATAATATAATGTAGTTGGACCATCATTCTCAACAAATATTTGTGTATATGCCCCGGGATTACCTGGAGTTCCCACAGTTTGTACATTAACTGTGTATTGAGTTCCTCCTCCATGTGTACCGTTTGGTGTTAAACTAAATCTAAAAGGGTGACCAGTGTTTGTACTATCAGATTGATCAAAGGTAAATAAATTTCTATCTTTAACTAAATTTAAACCATACTGTTGTTTACCATCTATTAAATATTTATTACCACCACTAGTGCTTTTTACTGTTACCTTAAATGTTTTACTTGTGTAAATTACTGGATTAGCTCCAGCTTCTATGTTTTCATTACCTGTTGTAAATGTCGCCGATGTTTGTGATGGTATAACATTTGTTCCAAAAAAAGCTATGGCATCTCTTACGGTAAATCTTGGTGCTAATCCTGTTAAAGAAACTTTTGGGCTACCTGTGAGTGTTGGACTTCTTAATGTAGTCGTTAAAGATACCCCTGTTACATTACTTGTCTTAACAACTTCAACGGTTGCTGATCGTAAACTAAATCCTATATTTGCTCTGGTTACCGATACGTTTGCATTAGCTGTTGTAGATACACTACGAAGAGATAAATTTATTCCTACGTTAGATACAAAAGCCGTTCCCGGAATAACTACGTCCACAGAACGAACAGTAGTGGATAATGCAACTCCACTAACTGTAACCGAACGATCAACTACACTACGGTTCCATGCACCTGAGTTCCAAGTATTTCTACTGTATCCACTAGTAACCACAGACATAGACGATTAACCTCGACTATGAAAGTGTGATAATAGCAGTCGATGCAGCAGCAGCTGGGAATGAAATTGTAAATGTACCGTTAGTCGACACTTTATCAGACCCAAAGTCTAAAACAGCAATAGCTTTATTACTATTAGATGAATTATATATTAGTGCTCCTCTAGCTGAGAATGTTGTACTCGTAAAAGATATATCAGCAAAATCAATAATTGCTGTTCCACCAGCAGCAGATGT